TTGGCACACTTGGCACAGTCTGCTACTCGACGCGCGCGACCTTTTTTTTATTTTTGAAAACTTTTTTGCCCAAAAATCTCACTATACAGTATATATCATAATATGAGACGTCCTAAAAAATCTAAATACAAATCTGTTGTGATTAAGAAGAAGAGATATTACTTCTACAAAATCACGTGGCTTGACATCACGGGTGACAGCGGGCACGCAGACTTACATACAGCAGAAGGTTTTATGCCATCAGAGATGGTTACTCACGCATATCTTTTAAACAAAGATAATAAAAACGTTAGAACTTTTGCAAGTTATGAAGTTAATGATGAATTATTTAGTGATAGAAATGTATTCCCAAAAGGGTGTATAGTACGGATGGAAAAAATAAATGAAAAATAAAATGGAACAGGAACAATCTGATTTGAATGATAGCTACAAACAATCATTAAGAAACAAAGCAGAGAGAAACCCTACGTTGACAAGTAATATGCCCAATGTTAAATGGGATCAACTACCACCAAGGAAAGGTCCAGACTCAAATGGAATACAAGCCAGTTATAAACAAGTGGTCACTAGTAAAAAAGTTTCCAAGAAAATTATATAGTAGAATTATTGCTACTCTGAATCATTATCAGGGTTTGACTCTTCTTCTGATTCTTTTACTTCTGCTGTTGGGGTAACATCTTTTATCTTATCTTCGTAAAAAGAATTAAACTCTTTGACTAAATCTTCTTTGGTCATACTATCTAATGCTATGTTTATATTAGTGTTGATGTTTTCATTCTTGTAATAACCCATCACCTTACCTCTATTCTCTTCTGCTCTTTGAGCTACAGAGTATGTAGATGGTTGCTGCATAGATACATTTTTAATTTTACCTAGGTCCTGCATATGAATTGATTTGTTTATTCTAAATCGCAGCTCTTGTTCTTTCTCAAGCTGTTCAATATACTTACCAACTAAAGGATACATTCTTCTATTTAATAAATCAGATGCAGTACGACTTGATCTTGTTTTATAACCTGCTTCAAACGCACATTGAGTATTAGTTTTGTTGCCTCTCTCCCACACATATAATTCTGCGAATGTCTTTTGTCTTTTAGTTAATGTAGGTGGTCTTCCCTTTGGCCTTTTTGCTACTTCTTCCATAATGCTTAAAGTATATCAAAAAACCTGCACTTTTGCAAAATAAGTCACGTTTAACTCACGTTTTTATTTACATTTGCTTCACGTATATTATAACAAATCCGGTGAAACCAGAGAGCAAATTTTGGAAGTTAGTTAAGAAGAATACACCTCAAATTCAGTGGACAAGACTAGAATCTTGGGCATCCTTTGGTGTGCCAGATCTATTGGGATACAACGATTCTTGTGGTTTTTTTATGGTTGAGCTTAAGGTAGTTCACGGCAACAAAATTCACTTCTCTCCTCATCAAAAATTGTTTCATTTAACTAGGACTAAACGGGATTTTATCCTGGTTAACCAGCCTTCCCTTAAGCTGGTTAAATTATACGAGAGTAAATCGATCCCCGGTCTTCTAACAGACCACCGCGAAACACCTTCCCTCGCAATCAACGATTGGGATCACATTCAACGCTGCTTGCTAGCGTCCTCATCTGACGCTTGATCGCTTGCTTGCTCGCTCCCCGGCTCGTTGCTCGTGGGCCCACCCGCCCGCCGTGCTCGCTCGCTCGCTTGCTTGTCCGCTTGTTCCTTTTGAAATTTTTTAGCTCGCCTGCGCATCTCTTCATAATATTTCGGATGTCTAAACACTTTCACTAATGCGCCGCGTAAGCTATGTTATGAATTGATTTGTCCCAGCAAGCCCGGCAATCATTGCAGGCGTTCTCTTGTTTTGGAGCGGGGCAGGTTGCAGCTTTTGAATCAGTTACAACGGTGCTGGTATTGGGCCAGCTCTCCGCTGCTTCCTGATTGACCATCGGCATAGAAAATCGAATTGTTAAATTATCCGGGGCTTGATCTAGATATTCTTTTGTCCACGCTTCGCGCGTCGGCATCCAGTGCTTAACATCCGGGGACAGTTTACAAACTTCAAAAATTTTTAGTAAGTGATCCAGGTCCTGGATATCTCCGGAGTCGTGCCATCTAAAATATTTTGTTTTTTTAGAATTAATTTGAACCGCCATCGCGTTGACCCATTGCGGGTGTTTAATTGCTTCGAGTCTTTTATACTGTGCATCTTGTACAACTTTAAAAACATAGCAGCCTTTTAATGCATAGCAATCATAACACGTCGAGCCCTTGACCTGCTGTAATTTTTTGCCGGTCTTGCATTCTTTAGCTGGTAACCCTATCGCAAAGCCGGGCATTTTTGACGGCTTGCTTAATGATCCTGTAATTTGTTTTGCTTCACTTGTTTTCATAAATTATCCTTTCTTATAAATTCCCATACTAAATTATTAAACTTAAATTGTCAACTTTTATTTTTTTATTGACAATGCTTGCTTGTGACCCTAGGGCCCACCCTCCCCCCGGCTCGCGAGCTTGCGCTCGCGCTTCGGTAAGTTAGGATAATAACTCGACCAGGACCAACGCCCCTTCGTTTAAAGTGAAGCATTTACCTTCACTCCCAAGGAATTACAAAAGCCGGAGCTTCCACCTGTGGATAAGGGGTGCACTTGACCTGATCCCAGGTCCATCCCAGTGAAGAGCCCGGTGACAATTGTTTAACGTCCGGACAGGGCTCATATAAAATGGACCAGGGATCAGGCGCGGTTCTCTAGGATTTCTCCCGCTCATAGCTATTGGAGCACCGCGCTTGATTATTTATGAATTGCGATCCATAAATTCTTTTACTTTTTGTGTTGCTTCCTCTTCTATTTCTGCATCACTTTTAGTAAACCACGGCTCACCTAATTCTTTATTAATGCCGCCATAGTATTTTTTTTCTAACTCTTCTTTATAGTCTTCGTAAAGACCCTCTTCGAGTTTAACTATTATTTCATTACTCACTTGCGCCAGCTCCATTAGTTAAATTTTTTTCTGACTCAACATAAGCAGAAGTTGTATTCACTAACATTGCTTCCTGAAGATGATAAATTTTATCTTCTTTATCTTCATTCAAAGCGTTCAAATGAAACATTTTAGTTATTGCAGTTTCATAATCAAAAGTTTTAGAATATTTAATCTCAAATCTAGTCGGAACGTGAGAGTATCTATTCTCTTCAATTATGAAGTATTTTTTATTATTGTTTGACATATATTATCCTTTCTTTAGTTAGATTAGTTATAACAGAATTTCCCATATATACAAATATTATTTTAAGACAGATTGTCACACACGTATAAGTTGTGCTCGTGACCTCGGGGCCCACCCTCCCCTAGAAATAAAAATAAAAATAAAGTTTGACTTATCTTTTTTATAGTGTTATAAAATCCCATAATAAAAGAAAGGATAACTAATGAGTAAAAAAAACGAAGACGGCACGATCAATCTGTCAGATAAAAAAGTAAAATTCTGGACCGATCAGATCAACGAAGAGACAGCAGATAAAAAACGAGATCTTGAACGAGAACTCGAAAAAAAAGTTGATGAAGATATCGACGGTAAAGTTATAAGTTTTATAAAAGAATTAAAACTAGATAAACTTTATAAGGACCACCAAACAAACTGTAAAAACCTGGAGGATTTTTTAAATCAAAAAGATTTAAAAGAGCAATCTTTAAAAGATAAGAAAAAAGAAAGCGCGGCCGGTTTTATTGATTTGTTTAATAGACAGGCCACTATTCACGATTGGTCCTCTATGTATGATCACGATCACGACATAGAAGACTTTGACAGGCATATTAAAAATGTTTGTAGAAGTGAGTATTTTAACGAGCTTAAAAAGAATACACCGGAAGGAAATCTATTAAAAGAAATAGACGGTAAAAGAAAAGCTATGTTAAGAGCATTAAACCAGCCCAAACTAAAATTTAAAGAGGTTGATTTTAACGCGGCTATGTCAAACGGTTTTAATGCAATTGGTATTGAATATAAACCAATTGATATTCAAGACGCCAATAAAAATATAAACTAAAGGTTGACTTATGTTATGGGATTTGTTATAAAATCCCATAACATAGAAAGGATAATAAATGAGTAAATATATAAAACAATTAATAAAAGATTATAGGAACTTAAACACTAAATCTTTTTTAGATAAGCACGGCGCCGGTGCGGTGGCCGTTGCTAAAAAGCACAGCGAGAGATTAAACCACGAACAGCGAATAGATAACCAAACGAGGTTGAACTAATGTTGAAAGCATTTTATTTTGCATTACATTTTGTAATGATCTTTTTGGGTGTGGTGTTAGCAATACACTTTGACTTTTGGTTGGGCTTTGCAATTGCAACTACATTTACAATCAAATGGTTTTTTATGTTTCCACAAATGGAGGGCAGAGATGTTTAAAACTAAAAATGGATTATACAGCAGAAAAAGATTTAGCTGTGTTCAAGCAATTAGTTATTTTGTTTGGAGTAAATTAAATAAAAAAACTAAATATGCTGTTAGTGTTAATCCTAAATATGCGAGTTATGGTTATGGTATTCACGATTATAAAACAGGTAAATTGTTTTTGATTGAATACATCTCTTCAGGTCGTTGGAAGTTTTTAGGAAAGCACTTCAATAAACTTGACGACATAAATAAAAAGAAATCATATCTAATAAATAAACAATACAAGACAGCTTAAATTAAACTAGGGTATGGGATAATCCCATACCCTATGCAATAACTACATAGCTCGTGAACTTTGGGCCCACCCACCCCGAGGGGTCCCAAGCGGTTTGGTTTTTAGCTTGCGAACTATGGGCCCACCCTCCCCTAGACAGATAGGATTCCTAAAACATATACCTATAGAGTTTGATTTAGACTTAAATATAGGGTAAATTTGAAACGAGAGGAAAACAGAATCCCAAAAAATTCTGCAAAATTTTTTTATGAGCGCTTTACCTGAAGAGATCTTACGTTGCTTTCGCAAAGACTTTACTGAACACTTATCTTATGAAGAGCTTCAACATTTAAAAAGATTAAAAAATTCTTTTGAAAAAAAAGATAAGGTAGAAAAAATATCAAATGACTTTATGGCTTTTGTCAAAGAGATGTGGCCAGAGTTTATTGAAGGTAGACACCACCAAGAAATCGCGGACAAGTTTAATAAACTTGCAAATGGTAAATGTAAAAGACTAATCATCAATATGCCACCGCGGCACACGAAGAGTGAATTTAGTTCCTTCTTACTTCCTGCGTGGATGGTAGGTCGTAATCCAAAATTAAAAATTATTCAATCGACCCACACAACTGAACTCGCGATCCGCTTCGGACGTAAAGCTAAAACCTTAATGGATTCCCCGGAATATAAAAAAGTTTTTGAAACAAGATTACGAGAGGATAGTCAAGCAGCGGGTAAATGGGAAACCGAACAAGGTGGTGAATACTACGCAGCTGGTGTTGGATCAGCCATCACGGGCCGTGGAGCGGACTTATTGATTATCGATGACCCACACAGTGAACAAGACGCAATGAATCCCGAAGCGCTGGAGCGTGCTTATGAATGGTATACATCAGGTCCACGTCAGCGTTTACAACCAGGCGGCGCGATTGTATTGGTTATGACAAGATGGTCTACTAAAGATCTAACTTCAAAACTTATTAACTCACAAAAAAATGTTAAGGCAGATAAATGGGAGGTGATAGAGTTCCCCGCAATCCTACCATCTAATAAACCTGTCTGGCCAGAGTATTGGAAGAAAGAAGAGTTAGAAGGAGTTAAAGCATCTATTAGTATTGGTAAGTGGAACGCGCAATGGATGCAAAATCCAACAGCTGAAGAAGGATCTATTTTAAAAAGAGAGTGGTGGAGAGTTTGGGAAAAACCACACATTCCAAAACTAACTCATACCATCCAAAGTTATGACACAGCATTTTCCAAAAAAGAAACGGCGGACTATTCTGCAATCACGACCTGGGGAGTCTTTCATCCAAACGAAGATCCAGGAGAAGCACCTCACTTAATTTTGCTAGATGCATTCAAAGAACGACTCGAGTTTCCAGAACTTCGTAAAGAAGCACTAGAGCAATATAGATATTGGAAACCGGATACAGTCATTATTGAAGGTAAGGCCTCTGGAATGCCTTTAACTTATGAGTTGAGAAAAATAGGAATACCTGTTATAAATTTCACACCTAGTAAAGGACAAGATAAACATTCTAGGGTAAACGCTGTCGCTCCGATGTTTGAGTCGGGGATGATCTGGGCGCCTGACGAAGAATTCGCAGACGAGGTTATAGAGGAGTGTGCATCATTTCCATATGGAGATAACGATGATTTGGTGGACAGTACAACACAAGCGTTAATGCGTTTTAGACAAGGGGGATTTTTAAAACTTCCCGATGACTTTGAAGAAGACACATTACCGCGAATAGATAGGGAATACTACTGATGGCATCAGACGATAAAGAATACGAACAATCAGCATTAGGTAAAAGAGTTAATGAACTTATGGATGACGGCTACGACTTCGGTGAAGCTGTTAAACAAGCTATGAGTGAAGGACTTAAGGACGGCGGATCGGTAGGAATAGAAATTTTATTTAAAAACAAAATGGCAGATGGTGGCCGAGTCGGATTGTTTATGGGCGGCGATCCGCTAACAGGACAAGCATTATCTATTTAC